ACTTGATTATATAGTACAGACGCGTACCGCTTTTTAAGTCATTGTTAATGATTGGTTTATAACTTAGTCGCGTCTGTACTTATTTGTTGGTGTCCGGTGGTGCTTGTTCACCGTTTCCGGCGTCAACATTCCCTTCTTCTTTTTGCATTTCTGGTGCCGATTCTCCGCGTGCCGTCAATGCTCTTTCGGTATTATTCGCCGCGTCTAGCGCCAGGTCGAATCTATCCGTCCTTACATCATGAAGTGGCAACACTTCTGTACCTTCTGGCCAAATCCCTTGGCCAGTTTCCTCGATCGGGGCATTCTGCATCCGTACCCGTCGCATTTTTTCTTCAATCGACTCACCTTCATAGGAGTCATTACAGCGAATACTGGTTCGCTCTGGTCTTGATCTTCTCATTCTTTTGATTTTCATTTTTTTGATTGAAAGTTTGGGAGGCCGCTGGTTCAGTGCCCGTTTCAAATCACCTCCCTTACCTAACTCCATAAACACTAACCTTTACAGGTTTGGCATAACCCTTGCCGCTACCTGCCGTTGTAACTGTAGGTCACATTCGATCTGTACCCAAAAATTCATTGCACTTAAATCCGCTTCTGCGAATATGAAGTTAAATTTATTGGGATCGATATACGATGTCAAATCTTGGATTCCTACAGTTTCGTCGTACTCGTATCTACGTGCTAACGTCATGTACATGATATTGTTTGGAATTGCGAAATTTCCAAACGCTTTATGTACCGCTGTCCGGTAATTTTGCCATGCTGGGCGTTTTCCTGCGCTCTTTTTCACCCATGTAGTACCATTGTGCTTTACGTCCCACCATGCTAGTGTTTCTGTTTGTAGGTCTTCAAACCCGATCCCGTTTAATTTTGGCTTAAACAGATCGTCTACGCTTGCTAGGTTCAAGCTCCATTTATTACCCTGGGTGTATACTACCCTCGGTGTTAGCGATGCTATTACCATTAGCGTACTCGGTTCCTTCACTTCGTTTATCCGAACATACCCCCCTTTTCGGTTTCCTCCTAAACCTCCGGTTCCTGCTAAGGTGGCCAGGGGTTGCCCCTCTGTTGCTGCCATAGAGTATTTTGCTTGGAACTGTACTTCCTCGCTCATACCGCCAATGAACATTGGCATTTCCATTTTCCCGCTTGGCTTCATTCCGTACGTTGCATCCATCCAATCATCTACCGTACCGCCACTCACTGCGACGCGCAGTAGTACTTGATATAGTTTTTCTGCCAATAGGAAACTATCTATCGTGAAGCTATTTCCTACTGTACTCACTGCGCTTGCACTTGCTACGTTCGCCATGTACGTGGTGTCCACCCAGTTATTGTTAATATCTGAGATATGCGTTTTGATCCCCAATCCTTCTTGCGAACATAGTGTGTTTGGCATTCCCGCTGTTCCACTCTCGAACAGGTATTTGTACGGCGCTAAATCTGCACTATTTATTGAATACGGCGTTGTTTGGTTGAATGACAACACTTCATGCCTTACGTCGTCAATGTTCGTTAGTGGGAAGAATTGTACGCGTGGTCTTACACTCATTGGCTCCGTTCCTGTTTGGTAACTCCAACTAACAGGGATGTCCTCGCCCCATCTCGTTGCGTTATACACGCCTCTCAATTCTGTGTTTCCTACATTGACCTGCCATATACCATTCCATAGGTCATACAGAGAAACCCTTCCTGCATTATTTAGTGATATAAATACTTGTTTTGGGTCTGGAGGTGTTCCACCTGTGTAGGCTACTCCTATTTTTGAGCCGCTTGTCAATCTGTTTTGTTGTGAGATTAATGGCGCTTCCGTTATCGTCCAGGTGTTGTTTGTTACTGGGTCTGTCTGAAATATCGATGTTATTGTTTTGGCTGTGGTTGTGCCATCTCCACAGTGAACAACTGCACCCCGTTTTTCCTGCTGGTTTGCATAATATCGCTCATATATGTCCCAATATATGAGCAAATCTACTGCGTTAAACGTTCGTTCTTCTTCTTCCGTTGGTGCTATTCCGACTCCACTTAGCCCTAGGTATTTAAGTAGGCATGATGGGTTTATCTGACTATTGTCAATGTCATCCGTTCCTTCTGCTGTTGGTAACGCGGTTAGCGTCATTGTTGGCAGTTTCACTGTGTTCATTGTTAGCCCTACTCCCGTCATGTTTCCCCGCATTCGACTATTATACAGCCTCCAGGGTGCTATAAATGTGTCGATTTGTAGTTTAAAGCTTGAAAACAACGGCCCCAACGTTGGCAGCGTGTCTACCCTTGCGTTGAATTTCAAGCTCCCTTTATCCCCTGGCAATAACACTTCAGTTAGCACCACAGGTAATGTACCTGGACTTTGTGTGTTTTGCCAGATTTGGCGCATGTTTGCGGGTGCTGTAGGAAAGCCGTTCATTTCGACGGTCATTTTCCCCTCTACGCCGAGCCTGTCTCCTCCTAGCGTTACTGTACTCATTTTGTTGTTTTTAGTTAGTTAACATTTGTTCTTCTGGCGTTACTGCCATCTCCTTGTCATATCGTCTTGCTGCTTGTTGTAGCGCTACCATGTATGCGCATAGTACGTTGTACTGTTGGTCTCTCAGGTAAATGTCGACTTTTTCTCTACTTTCTAGTTCGTCGCTGATTCGCCACATTCCCCAGGCGATAAACCATTTGTCTTCATTCATTATCGCCGTGAATGGAGTTCCTTTGATTTCTTCGCTAAAAAAGCGAGAGTTGCTCTGGCTTTCTTCTGATGTAGTAGTACCATCTGATGGTGACCCAGTGTTTTGATCTTGTGCTTTCACCTTTTTCTTTTTTAGTGATTTGGAATTTGTTGTTGTCGAAGTCTTTTATTATTAGCCCGTCTTCGTCTAGGTTTATGTACGTTATTTCTGTAACGTAGTGTTCTTTGATTTCCATTCTCTCCGGTATTCGTGGTATGGCTTCATCAGGTCACTAGGCACCCACAATTTTAAATCCATTTCCTCCCTTTCTCGT